TACCCGATTGACGGCAGTGGCTTTGAGATGAACGGGAAGGGCAGCAGTGCCCGCCCGTCGCTGACGGTGTCGAATCTGTTCGGTCTGGTCACCGGAATGGCGGAGGACCTGCAGAGCCTGGTGGGGGCCACGGTGGTCCGCCGCCGGGTGTATGCGCGTTTTCTGGATGCGGTGAATTTCGTTGCGGGCAATCCGGAGGCGGACCCGGAGCAGGAGCTGAGTGACCGCTGGGTGGTGGAGCAGATGTCGCAGCTGACAGCCATGACGGCCTCGTTTGTGCTGGCTACACCGACCGAGACGGATGGGGCGCTGTTTCCCGGTCGCATCATGCTGGCGAACACCTGTATGTGGGATTACCGGGGAGATGAATGCGGGTATAACGGTCCTGCGGTGGCGGATGAGTTCGACAACCCCACCACGGATATCCGTAAGGACAGATGCAGCAAGTGCATGTGCGGGTGTGAACTGCGCAGGAATGTCGGCAATTTTGGCGGTTTCCTTTCCATTAATAAACTTTCGCAGTAAATCCCGGTTTATGACACAGACTGAATCAGACGATTCTGGCGCATGCCCGGCGGTGTGCGCCTGCGGAGTCGTGCGGCTTCGTGATAAGCACGCCGGAGGGGGAGTGGTATATCCCTTGTGTGAATATTTCTGCAGAGCCGGAGGCGTATTTTCGTATCGCACCGGAAGACTGGCTGCGGGCAGAGATGCAGGGGGAGATTGTGGCACTGGTCCACAGTCATCCCGGTGGGCTGCCCTGGCTGAGCGAGGCTGACCGGCGGCTGCAGATAAAAAGCGCACTGCCCTGGTGGCTGGTCTGCCGGGGTGACATTCACAAATTCCGCTGTGTGCCACATCTGACAGGACGGCGCTTTGAGCACGGGGTGACGGACTGTTACACGCTGTTCCGGGATGCTTATCATCTGGCGGGGACTGAAATGCCGGATTTTGAGCGTGAGGATGACTGGTGGCGCAACGGTCAGAACCTTTACCTGGGCAATATGGCGGTCACCGGCTTTTACCGGGTGCCCCTGTCCTCTGCACAGGCGGGCGATATTCTGCTGTGCTGCTTTGGTGCTTCGGTACCGAACCATGCCGCCATTTACTGCGGCAACGGTGAGCTGCTTCACCATCTGCCTGAACAACTGAGTAAACGGGAGAGGTATTCCGAAAAATGGCAACGACGAACGCATTCTGTCTGGCGTCACCGCCACTGGCACGCATCTGCCTTCACGGGGATTTACAACGATTTGGCCGCCGCCTCAGCCTGTATGTGAACACGGCAGCGGAAGCCATCCGGGCGCTGTCGTTACAGGTGCCGGGCTTTCGCCGTCAGATGAACGAAGGCTGGTACCAGATACGTATTGCCGGTTATGACACGGCACCGGAGGCGGTGTACGCCCGTCTTCACGAACAGCTGGGTGAGGGAACGGTCATCCATATTGTGCCGCGACTGGCCGGGGCCGGAAAGGGTGGACTGCAGATTGTGCTGGGGGCGGCAGCCATCGTGGGCTCTTTCTTCACTGCCGGGGCATCAATGGCGTTATGGGGTTCAGCCCTGGCAGCCGGTGGTTTTTCTGCCACCACAATGCTGTTTTCACTTGGAGCCAGCATGATTCTGGGCGGTGTGGCCCAGATGCTGGCCCCGAAGGCAAAAACACCGGATTACCGCGCAACGGATAACGGCAGACAGAACACGTACTTTTCCTCGCTGGATAACATGATTGCCCAGGGGAACCCGATGCCGGTGCCTTACGGGGAAATGCTGGTTGGCTCCCGCCGTATATCCCAGGACATCAGCACCCGTGATGAAGGCGGGGGCGGAACGGTCGTGGTTGTCGGGCGACAGGGATAAAACATAAAAAAATCCCGCAGTGATCGCGGAGCTGCGGGGACAGACAAATGAAGATCAATGTTAAGGAGTTGTTTTTGTTACTCGGGCAAAAAAACACTAACGCAGCGAAATTATAAGCGCCACAGTCAGTGTGTGAAAATGTGAAGATATTCAGAATTTTTATGCCATTACCGGTTTTAACCAACAGGATTATCGGTGGGCATGAAAGAAAACCCCGGTATCTGCTGATACCGGGGTTTCTCTTTAGCATGGCAGAAATGTGTTTCATGCTTTTCGGGCGAAGGATATCCGACTTCTGTACGGAATGGCAAGTGGCGGTTAATTTATTCAGGGGAAGGCTGTATGGGAAAAGGTGGCGGTAAGGCACACACGCCTCGTGAGGCGAAGGATAATCTCAAATCCACGCAGATGATGAGTGTGATTGATGCGATTGGTGAGGGACCGATAGAAGGTCCGGTGAAGGGACTGCAGAGTATTCTGGTGAACAAAACCCCACTGACGGACACGGACGGCAATCCCGTGATACACGGTGTGACCGCGGTCTGGCGTGCCGGGGAGCAGGAGCAGACACCACCGGAAGGCTTTGAGTCCTCCGGAGCTGAAACCGGACTGGGCGTGGAAGTGACGAAGGCAAAACCGGTGACGCGCACCATTACGTCCGCGAACATTGACCGCCTGCGGGTTACCTTCGGGGTGCAGTCACTGGTGGAGACCACCTCAAAGGGTGACCGTAACCCGGCATCCGTCCGCCTGCTGATTCAGTTACAGCGTAACGGTAACTGGGTGACAGAAAAGGACGTCACCATTAACGGCAAGACCACCTCACAGTTCCTGGCCTCGGTGATTCTGGATAATCTGCCTCCCCGGTCCTTTAACATCCGGATGGTCAGGGAGACGGCGGACAGCACCACGGACCAGCTGCAGAATAAGACGCTGTGGTCGTCATACACCGAAATCATCGATGTGAAACAGTGCTACCCGAACACGGCCATTGTGGGGCTGCAGGTGGATGCGGAGCAGTTCGGCGGCCAGCAGATGACGGTGAACTACCATATCCGCGGTCGCATCATCCAGGTGCCGTCAAACTATGACCCGGAAAAACGCACGTACAGTGGTATCTGGGACGGCAGTCTGAAACCGGCATACAGCAACAACCCGGCCTGGTGTCTGTGGGACATGCTGACTCACCCGCGCTACGGCATGGGAAAACGTCTGGGGGCGGCGGATGTGGACAAGTGGGCGCTGTATGCCATCGGGCAGTACTGCGACCAGACGGTCCCGGATGGTTTCGGGGGGACCGAGCCGCGGATGACCTTTAATGCGTACCTGGCACAACAGCGTAAGGCGTGGGACGTTCTCAGTGATTTCTGCTCTGCGATGCGCTGTATGCCGGTATGGAACGGTCAGACGCTGACGTTCGTTCAGGACCGCCCGTCGGATGTGGTGTGGCCGTACACCAACAGCGATGTGGTGGTGGATGATAACGGCGTGGGATTCCGCTACAGCTTCAGTGCCCTGAAGGACCGGCACACGGCGGTGGAGGTGAATTACACCGACCCGCAGAACGGCTGGCAGACCTCCACGGAACTGGTGGAAGACCCGGAAGCCATACTGCGCTACGGACGCAACCTGCTGAAGATGGACGCGTTCGGCTGTACCAGCCGCGGTCAGGCCCACCGTGCCGGACTGTGGGTGATAAAGACCGAACTGCTGGAAACGCAGACGGTGGATTTCACGCTCGGGTCTCAGGGGCTGCGGCACACACCCGGTGACATTATTGAAATCTGTGATAATGACTATGCCGGGACCCTGACCGGCGGACGTGTCCTGTCCATTGATGCTGCCACCCGCACCCTGACGCTGGACCGTGAGGTTACCCTGCCGGAGACAGGTACATCGGCGGTGAACCTGATTAACGGCAGCGGTAAGCCGGTGAGTGTGGACATCACCGCACACCCCGCGCCGGACCGGATACAGGTCAGTACCCTGCCTGATGGTGTGGAGACATACGGGGTGTGGGGACTCTCCCTGCCGTCACTGCGCCGTCGCCTGTTCCGCTGTGTCTCCGTCCGGGAAAACACGGACGGCACCTTTGCCATCACGGCGGTGCAGCACGTACCGGAAAAAGAAGCCATCGTGGATAACGGGGCCAGCTTTGAGCCACTGTCCGGTTCGCTGAACAGCGTCATCCCGCCGGCAGTACAGCACCTGACGGTGGAGGTGAGCGCGGCTGACGGTCAGTATCTGGCACAGGCGAAATGGGACACGCCGCGGGTGGTGAAGGGTGTGCGCTTCAGTCTGCGCCTGACCAGTGGAAGCGGTGAAAACAGCCGCCTGGTGACCACCGCCATCACCGCAGACACGGCGCACCGTTTCAGTGGTCTGCCGCTCGGGGAATACACCCTGACAGTCAGGGCAATTAACAATTATGGCCAGCAGGGCGAACCGGCCACCACCACCTTCCGGATTAACGCGCCAGCAAAACCCGCCACCATTGAACTGACGCCGGGGTATTTTCAGATAACGGCGGTCCCGCGTCTTGCGGTGTATGACCCGACGGTACAGTTTGAGTTCTGGTTTTCGGAGACAAAAATCGCAGACACATCTCAGGTGGAAACCTCTGCCCGTTATCTGGGGACCGGCAGTCAGTGGAGTGTATCCGGCCCGCACATTAAGCCCGGGAAGGATTTCTGGTTTTACGTGCGCAGCGTCAACCTGGTGGGGAAATCTGCGTTTGTGGAAGTCAGCGGGCAGCCCAGCAATGATGGTGAAGGGTATCTGGAATTTTTCCGGGAAAAAATAGGAAAACTGCATCTGGCTCAGGGGCTGTGGGAGCTGATAGACAACAGCCAGCTTGCGGATGAGATGGCGGAGATGAAGACCACCATCACCGAAACCCGCAATGAAATCACACAGACGGTCAGTAAAACGCTGGAGGACCAGAGCGCCACCATACAGCAGATACAGCGCGTGCAGAAGGACACAAATGATGACCTTGCTGCACTTTACATGCTGAAGGTACAGAAAACAAAAAATGGCATACCCTATGTTGCCGGGATTGGAGCGGGGATTGAGGATACTGATGGCCAGTCACTGAGCAACATACTGCTGCTGGCTGACCGTATCGCGATGATAAATCCGGAGAGCGGCAACAGCACGCCGTTATTTGTGGCGCAGGGGAATCAGCTGTTCATGAACGATGTGTTCCTGAAACGACTGTTTGCGGTGAGTATCACGTCATCCGGCAACCCCCCGACGTTTTCCCTGACGCCGGAAGGGAAGCTGACAGCCAGGAACGCGGATATCAGCGGAGCAATTACCGCGAATACCGGCACGCTCAATAATGTCACCATTAACGAGAACTGTGTCATCAGAGGGAAACTGTCTGCAAACCAGATTGAAGGCGACCTGGTGAAGACGGTGGGGAAAGCCTTTCCCCGGAATAACAGTTATGCCAGCGGGACGGTAACCGTCACAGTTTACGATGACCAGGGCTTCGACCGGCAGATTATCATTCCCCCGGTGCTGTTTCGCGGGACGAAACACCAGAATTTCAACAGCCCGAATCAGCAGTCGTACTGGTATTCCACCTGTAAGCTGCAGGTGCTGAAGAACGGGGTTGAGATTTTCCATGAACCGGCAACGGATGTCAGCCGGGTGTTCTCATCGGTGATAGATATGCCGGCAGGGCGGGGTCATGTCACCCTGACGTTTAATGTGTCGTCGGCCGGTGCGAACAACTGGACGCCGACAACGTACATCAGTGATTTACTGGTTGTGGTCATGAAAAAATCCACGGCAGGGATCAGTATCAGCTGACGGTTTATTAACCCGGACGGGCACCTCAGGAGGTGCCTTTTTTATTGACTGAAAACAAAGAGGTAATCATGCGGCATTTATACGCAACGATATTATTGTTTACTACCCTGCTGGCAGGAATTGCCTTTCCTGCACAGGCTGAAAGCGGACACGGTGCATTTTCCGTGGGATATGCTCAGGTTCACCCGGGCGGCGTACCGGCATTGTCCGGTACCGGTGCGCGTGCAGGTGATTTAAAAGGGATTAATGTGAAATACCGTTATGAGTTCACGGATCACCTGGGCGGCATTGTCGCGCTGAGTTATGCATCGGTGAAGAAAAGTGACACGATGAAGACGGGTGAAAATACCTTCCATTATGAAAGCCTGCGCGGTCGTTATGTCAGTCTGATGGCCGGCCCTGTCTGGCAGCTCAGTGAGCGGGTCAGTCTCTATGGCATGGCCGGGATGGCGTACACCCGCTGGTCTGACAGTGTTCAGGATTACCGGCGTGATGAAGTGAAACCGGGGTATGTGAAGGAGACCACCACCGCCAGTGATGGCCATACTGCGCGTCATCTGTCGCCGGCCTGGAATGCCGGGATTCAGTTCAGTCCCGTAGAGACGGTGGTTATTGACCTTGCTTATGAAGGTTCCGCCAGTGGCGACTGGCGCACTGACGGCTTCATCGTGGGTATCGGCTATAAATTCTGATTAGCCAGGTAACACAGTGTTATGACAGCCCGCCGGTTCAGGCGGGCTTTTTTGTGGGGTGAATATGGCAGTAAAGATTTCAGGTGTACTGAAAGACGGCACAGGAAAACCGGTAGAGAACTGTACCATTCAACTGAAAGCCAGACGGACCAGCAGCACGGTGGTGGTGAACACGGTGGCCTCTGAAAATCCGGATGAAGCCGGGCGTTACAGCATGGACGTTGAGTACGGTCAGTACAGCGTCATTCTGTTGGTGGAAGGATTCCCGCCGTCACATGCCGGGACCATCACCGTGTATGAAGATTCTCAGCCGGGTACGCTGAATGATTTTCTCGGTGCCATGACGGAGGATGACGTCCGGCCGGAGGCACTGCGCCGTTTTGAACAGATGGTGGAAGAGGCAGCGCGTCACGCTGAGGAGGCGAAGAAGAATGCCGGAGAGGCGGAGACGTCAGCGAGGAATGCGGGTATATCAGCCGGCCAGGCGGAAAAGAGTGCAGTAAATGCTGAGACTTCTGCAGGGGATGCATCGGAGTCAGCCCGGCAGGCGACGGAAAGTGCAGCCTCAGCAAAGCAGTCAGAGGATGCGTCCTTGTCCTCGGCTTCTGCGGCCGCTCAAAAAGCCAGTGAGTCATCACAAAGTGCAGCAGAAGCTGAATTGTCAAGAAAGACGGCAGAAAGTGCAGCCGGTAATGCAGCCAGGGATGCAACGACCGCAACAGAAAAAGCCCGGGAGTCAGCAGAAAGCGCACAGTCAGCGGAACAAAGCAGGATAGCGGCGGAAGAGGCCGTAAACCGAATCCCCACCGTGGTGGGACCTCCCGGGCCAAAGGGGGAACAGGGGCCCGCGGGTCCTCAGGGGCCGAAGGGTGATAAGGGAGAGCGCGGTGACACCGGCCCTGTCGGGGCAACCGGCGAACGGGGACCGGCAGGTGATGCTGGTCCGGCAGGTCCGCAGGGGCCGAAAGGCGACAGGGGAGAGCGGGGAGAGACCGGTCTGACGGGAAATGCAGGTCCACAGGGTCCAAAGGGAGATACCGGTGCGGCAGGCCCGGCAGGCCCACAGGGACCGAAAGGAGAAACAGGTGCGGCTGGCCCGGTGGGGGCAACCGGACCTCAGGGACCGAAGGGCGACCCGGGGGAGACACAAATCCGTTTTCGTCTGGGGCCGGCGAGCATTATTGAGACAAACAGCAATGGCTGGTTCCCGGGTACAGATGGTGCGCTCATCACCGGACTGACCTTTCTTGACCCCAAAGATGCCACACAGGTTCAGGGGCTGTTTCAGCATTTGCAGGTCAGGTTTGGTGACGGGCCGTGGCAGGATGTTAAGGGGCTGGATGAAGTGGGCAGTGATACAGGCAGAACAGGAGAATGACATGAATATTTTGAGAAAGCTTATGGAGCGTCTGTGTGGTTGCGGAAAGCATGATGGCCGTGAACACGTGCAGTCGCCTACAGCACAGCTGCGACTGGGACCGGCAGACATTCTGGAGTCAGATGAGAATGGTATTATCCCGGAGCAGGACGGGGTAATCACGCAGGTGGTGATACTGGATGCGGATAAAAAGCAGATACAGTGCGTGGTAAGACCGCTGCAAATCCTGCGTGCTGACGGGACGTGGGAAAATATTGGCGGGATGAAGTAACCCGACAGCTTCACAAAACCGGAGTCCGGCTCCGGTTTTTGTTGTCATGTATGGGGGCTGTTTGTTATGACTCCCTGTGTTTGGAATGAATATTTAAATAGGGAGTTTTGTCATGCCGTTAACATCAGCTATTGCATCCAATTCATTTTCCACCGGAATGCAGGTTCTTCGTGCTCAAATGGCCGCCAGTGGCGGTGGAGAAATTACAGTAGGCGGGCAGACGGTCCGTATCACATATAGTGAAACGGATGGTCGCTTTCTGGCGAGTGGGGGCAATAACAGTTTGCTTTCTGGATTATTACTTACAGGGCTTAATGGTGGTCCTGAAGCGCTCAGGGATATAATGTTAAGAATGGTTTCAGGTTCAGGTAACACACAATCACATGGTGATATTGAGGGGAAAATATCACAATGTAAGTTTTCTGTTAATACGGAGAGCCTTCAGTGTCCATCCGAGGCGGTTCGATGCCCAATTATACTGGATAAACCAGAAGAAGGTGTGTTTGTTAAAAATTCAGAAGGTTCTTTGGTTTGTACCTTATTTGATTCGGTTTCTTTTTCTCATTTGGTTCGCGACGGTGGGAAGCACCCGCTAACACGAGAACCAATAACGTCATCAATGATTGTAAGTCAAGAACAATGTATTTATGACCAAACCAAAGGAAACTTTGTCATAAAGGATAAGTGAAATAAATATTACCCAAGCTATATGTTAACTGCCAGTTGCTTATATGAAATGCTACAGATGTTCAGGGTATAAGGATGTGGTAATTGGTGTACTGGATGCAGCTAAAAAGCATATACAGTGAGTGGTGAGGCCGCTGCAAATCTGGCGTGCTGACGGGGAAATATTGGCGGGATGAAATAGCCGACGGATTCACAAAAACCGGAGTCCGGCTCCGGTTTTTGTTGTCATGTCAGGGAGATGTTTGTTATGAAGCCCAGAGGAAATATTTATCTGTATGAAGGAATATGGTAATGCCTGGATTAGTATCATATATATCATCGACTTCATTCGCGAATGAGATGGCGGAAATGCGTCAGCAGGTAATGGAAGGGCAGATTGGAGGATTTCTCCTGGGAGGGGAGAGAGTTAGAGTTTCTTATATGCCAGATACAGGCCGTTTTTTAGCAGAAAGTGAAGGGCTGGGACTGGTTTATGCAGAATTATTGAATATTGGTTTTAATGATGGAGTTGATGCGCTCAGAAACAGGGTGTTAAGCGTGCTTCCTGGAATGGTGGCGCAGCGACAAGAGAACTCTTTGCAGGCCAAAATATCGGAATGTACCTTTACTGTTGATATTGAAAAACTTCACTGTCCTGGTGAGGTGCTTCAATGTCCAATTACACTGGAGCAGCCTGAAAAAGGTATTTTTGTGAAGAATTCAGATGGTTCAGATGTATGTACTTTATTTGATGCCGCTGCATTTTCTCGTTTGACTGGTGAAGGCTTACCCCACCCACTGACCCGGGAACCAATAACGGCATCAATAATTGTAAAACATGAAGAATGCATTTATGACGATACCAGAGGAAACTTCGTTATAAAGGGTAATTGAAATGAACATTACCCTTTATTTAATGAAACATCCTGCAAACTGATATGAATTACTGAATGAGGTTTTTATGCCTGTTACCACCTTAAGTATCCCAAGTATATCTCAATTATCTCCTGCAGGAGTGCAGTCTTTGCAGGATGCAGCCAGACTTGAAAGTGGAATAAGAATATCCATTGGTAGTGGCCAATATTCTGTTCACTATGTCCAACTACTGGATGGATTTTCAGTTGAACCGGTGAGAGGAGGCTTACTGGATAGGCTATTGGGGCGTGAGCATCGAATGGAGAGAAGGGCTGTGGCTCTGGAAAGGCAATTAAATGGAGGTGTCGATTTTTTAAGTAGTGTTAATAACTATTTTCAGAGTGTCATGGCAGAACACAGAGAAAATAAAACAAGTAATAAAATATTAATGGAAAAAATAAATTCTTGTGTATTTAGACCGGATTCTAATCACTTTTCTTGCCCGGAGTCATTTTTGACATGCCCGATAACGCTGGACACACCTGAGAATGGAGTGTTCATGAGAAACTCACGAGGTGCTGAGATATGCTCTCTATATGATAAGGACGCGTTAGTGCAACTTGTTGAAACTGGTGGAGCTCATCCTCTGAGTCGAGAACCTATAACAGAATCAATGATCATGAGAAAAGACGAATGTCACTTTGATTCAAAAAAAGAAGCCTTTGTTGCAAGTGATGCTTAATTTTTTCTGTTGGTGTGTTTTTATATTAATAGTTTATTATAATGGTGCCATGTAAGGATATATTGCCTGAACAATTATTCAGGCAATATTTTCCTTGCTTTATATGAAATATATAATATTTGGATCCTTAATTTCTAACCAAGGGGTCCCATGTTTTTATGTTATGATGCAGCCCATAATTTCGGGGGCTACATGCAAGAATATCTTTTTCTTCGGCGCCTGATTTGCGTAAAAACGTGGCTGCGCCAGAAGAACAATTACCTTGTGTTTCTGTGAATGGCGGTAACATTTTGTAAGTCGGTATGTTGTTGAGCATTGTTTTTATATTGTCAGCTGGAATTGATTTTTCTTCATGTAGTGGTGTCGGGATAAGTGTTCCATTTCTCTGAAGTACTTCATCTGAATATAATCGATGTAGCAACAAACTCTGTTTTGTCTCTATTAATGAGATTGAGTTGATATTGGGTAAGTAACGAATTGATAACTGACTGAGTTTTATTACATTTCCTGAATAAAGATACTCACCTAACTCTGAAAATTTCCTTCCTGTTATCTTATCTGTATCATCAGGACTAATATTTTCGAACATTCTTACGTCTCGCTCTCCTAAGTTTGGTTTTGCATTATCTTTTCCATTGTTTTTATATATCCACATCTCTTTTTTTTCTGAAGGAATCAAATATGTAAGTGATTTTACTTCATCTGCAATTTGTTTTTGTTGGATATTGGTATTGGCCTTTAGCCTAGTTTCATTATACTTTTTATGAAAATCTTCAATGCATGTAAATTTTTGGCCTTGTAGTTTTATAACCGTTTCTTTTACATCGATTGGAAATTTATTTTGATTTCGCGCATTATTTAACTTTTTTAAAAATAAAGAGTCAATGTCTATGCGGGAGCGTTTATCATCACTGTTTATGGCATAGTATTGGGCTCCGCTCCTGCTTCCCATTCCTGGAGTCCCTGCAATAATAAATGAGTGACTTCTTGTATGTCTGCCATTGAGTAGAGCAAGGGGAGTTTTAGCTGTAGCCAACCATACAGGAACGGATTTTAAAGATATACCATATTCTTTATGAACAATTCTTCTGGAGACGGAGTTCGTCATTGTTGTTTCATTTGAAAGTTGTTGATGTTCACTGAACAGATGGTAACATGATGATACAACTGATGATATTTTGGGCATAAATAATCTCCTCGCTATATGTTTGTTATATGGTGATTAACTTATTGTATGCTTCTTATATTGTTTTTTTATTTTTAAATACTGTTTTGTTGAAGGGGGTATATGGGTAATGCGTAAAAACATTGTTTTGTTATATTAAAATGACACTTGTCTTTGCTTATAATCATTTCTGGAGCAAAGGGGTCACGGCTGAGGGGGTGGAGAGCGTTACGCAGGATAAGTTCAGTCAATGCTTCCTGATCATATAATGCACATATTTCTGAATTTCGAGCATTTCTGACAAAAACACCTGTCTCAGGAATATGTAGCGTTATCGGACAATTAAGATGCTCCTCAGTACAGGAAAAGTCTTGTAAACTAACGGGAAATGCATTCGAATTTATTCGATCTAGTAGTGTTTTTATGACGCTTTCCTGCACAAGCGGGGCAGCTTGCCTCTGCTCCAGATATAAGCTGTATGCCTGCAGAAAAGTGTTACCTCCGTTAAGTTGTCTTGCCAGGCTGTCTGCGAGATGATGAGACTCTCTTGCCCCAAGATGGTCCCAAAGTCCACCAGGAATAGGCTCTACACTAAAACCATCCATAAACTGGATATAATGAAGCCTCATATTACGGCCTCCTATAGTAATAGTGTCATTCTGATTGCTTCTTGCAATATGTCGTAAAGCCTCCAGCTCATTTTCCGGCAATACACTTCCATTAGAAAAATTTAATATGACTGGCATATTATTATCCTTTTCAACCCATTTTGTGAACTATATTGGTAACAAGAGTCAACATACCGCTCATGATATGTGAATAAAACAATACAATTTTTAATAGAATATTATTGCATGCATGTTTTTTCTGGCTACAATAAACACAAGTATGCAATATTGTAAACACTTTTTTATAAAAAGGAATTATAATGCCGATGAATACTACAGGTACGTCTTTCAGCTCTTTTGGTATAAGTTGCCATAGAGAAAACTCCTTCAGGAACTCTTTCCGAGGGAAGAATGATGAGGTCATAAAATGTTCAATGGGAGAACGGACGATTCGCTTTTCTGTTCGCAAATTTAGCGGCAATATACTGGATACAGTGAGTAGGCAGAGTACTAAAGATATTAATGGGTGGATAAAAGATGAACGGATAGTATATCCCTCAAGGGTGATCAACCAGGAGATTGATAATTACTGTTTTCAAAAAAATGCAAAAATTTCCACTGAAGAGAGGCAAAGGGTCTTTTCTCTTGTGAGTCAGGAATATCAACTAACTCTTGATGTTAAGGCAGCACAAAGTTCTATTAATCATGTGATAATGGGGAATGCTTCTTTTGGCAAGAAAATAGATGCTCTTTGTGATAGTATGAGCCGGGATGTAAAAAATCGTACGGCAGATAGCATAGCAAACTTGCTTGCAGACAAGTTTTACCAGAAACATATCGAGCCGGATATTGATATTGTAAAACTACGAAATGAGATCCCAGATTATTTGAGGTGTGCTATACAGGCATAA